CAGATATGCCAGCAATATTAGAGCATTTAGAAATTACAAATAAAACAGAAGGTATGTATGCTTGTAATGTTGGAGATTTACAAAACAACTGGGCAAGAAGAACTAAACTAGAGGGATTATGGGCAAAACAGTCGACAACAGCAGAACAGTCTTGGCAACTTACTGAATGGTTATGTCATGCCACAGATTGGTTATTTATTGTTGCTGGTAATCATGATATGTGGTCAGGAACTGGTGATCCGTTAAAATGGATTATGAAACCTTTGAAAACAACTTACGCGGCACATTCCATAAGACTTAAATTAAAATTACCAAATCATGAAATAAGAATTAATTGTGCTCATGAATTTAGAGGACACTCAATTTATAATACAGCTCATGGAATTGTAAGACATGCCATATTCAATAATCGAGATCATTTACTTATTGCTGGACATAGACACATATCAGGATATATGCCACTTAAAGATGCCGATACGGATATTACCATGCATTGTTTACAGGTTGGTTCTTACAAAAAATATGATGATTATGCAAAACAGTTAAATCTACCAAACAAAATGATGTCGCCATGTGCTGTTGCAGTTTTTAATACAAATGTCAAAGACACACACCCAGATTTTGTTAAAATATTTTGGAATGTAAAAGAGGGAGCAGATTATCTGACTTTTTTAAGAAATGAAAAAGGGTAGACTTTATATTGTTGACTGGATAGATCACACAGGAAATGCTGGTTGGATTGAGGATATTGATATTGAAGAACCAGTCAAATGCCGAACAGTTGGCTGGTTCATAACGGAAACAGAAACATCATACAAAATTGCTGATACCATTTCAACAGAAGATGATATTGCTGGGTTATCTGTTATAATTAAATCTTGTGTAACTAATATCCAAGAATTAATTATAGATGACGAAGGCAGAAAAAAAACATCTTAATAAGGTTGCCAGTTTAGGCTGTATTGCATGTCGACAAATGGGATATTTTGGAACACCAGCAGAAATACATCATATCAAAGGTAAAAATATGATGAGCAAAAAATCTAGTCATTTTGAGGTTATACCTTTATGTCCGTATCATCACAGAACATCTAATGAAGCATATCATCATTCACCTAAAAAATTTACAGAGAAGTTTGGAACACAAGAATATTTATTGGAATTAACAAATGAGTTATTAAAATGGCACTCCGCATAGATATAAGAAAAGATTACAGAGAACAATTACGATTATTGATAAGATTATCAAAAAATTTAAAACGCAAAATAAGTGGTTTATTTAATAGATATTCAAAAAGAGCATCAGCAGAATTTAAGGATAACGAAGAAATATCTCAAGAATATTATTTAGAATTTAGTAATGAATTCATAAATATTATGAGAAGGCATTATCGTGTTTGTATTACAGAACAGTATGAACGAATGACACGAATGAGAACAAAACAAGAAGAACCTCTTGAAGATGTAATCGAAGCATACATTACATTAAGATTAGGTGCAGAAATATCACAGATAAACAATACAACAAGAAAAAGGATTATTGCAGTCATAAGGAATGGATTGTTAGTAGGTGATTCAATACCAGATATTGCAAACAGTATAGAAAAATCATCTGCATTTTCATCAGCAAGAGCAACATTAATTGCAAGAACCGAAACCCATAGTGCTATGGGATATGGTTCAAATGAGATTGCAAAAACATTAAATTTTAAAAGACCTCAAAAAATATGGAACGCGGCTCTTGACATAAGAACCAGAGATTGGCATAGACAAACAAACGGACAAACAAAAAATGCAGATGAAAAATTTGAAATAATAACACCCCAAAAAGGTGGATCGTCATTTGTAGCATTATTGGACTATGCTGGTGATCCAAACGGTGGTGCTTTGAATGTGATTAATTGCCGTTGTTTTGTAACACACTATGATGACGAAGACGAAATCATTGACATTGTTTAATGAAATGTTTCGTTATCTCTATCCAATATCTGTTCTTTTGCTTCGTCAGATGCCATTTTTAAAAGCATCTCAACCTCTTTGAAATTAGGTGCAAAATTAGCAATCTGTAATAAACTATACTTTATTAGACAAAAAGAATATATTCTAACATCTATATTTTTTCTCTTAACTCTTTTTGCAAGTTTTTGTAGTTCAGATTCAATGTAACATTCATCTTCGTAAGTTCTTTTTATTTCTTCTTCGGTCATTCTACAATCTCAACATAACATGGATTCAATCTTGAATTACCACAAATATTGTTTGCATGTGCATCATTAGATGAAAATATAAAAAACAATTGTATCGAAATAACAATACCAAAAAATACACCCATTATTACAAGTAACATATCTTCTCTTTTCATAAAAATCTCCTTTTAGTCTTTAATTCTTTTAAGTAAAACAATATTAATAATTATTAATGAAATAATTGTTATAAATATTAATGTATTCATCAAAACCCCCTTTTTTTATATTTTATCATTTTATTAGATATTTAACCTTGTCTTTATCTAGTTATTTAATTATATGATATTTTAAATATAATGTCTAATTATTTATTAATCAGTATAATCTCTTGCTAATAACATTGTCAGCATGGTAGACTTGAAAAAATTGACAAATGGAGATTTTTATGCCTATTCCGAAACCTAGAACTGGTGAAAAAGAACAGGATTACATGAGTAGATGTATGTCAGATCCAACAATGGTGAGTGAATATGGTAGAAATCAAAGAACGGCAGTTTGTATTGCTCAATACAGGGGGAAAAGCGATATGGAAAATGAATACGATTTTTTAGACCTTGAATGTGAATATAAAGAAATTGAAACAGATGAAGACGGATCATTTGAGGGATACGCATCAGTATTTAATAATAAAGATTTAGGTAATGATGTAATCAGAAAAGGTGCTTTTCTTAAAGCAATGCACGACAAAAAACCAAGACAAATAAAATTATTATATCAACATAAAACAGATGAACCGATTGGTGTCATTGATGACCTTAAAGAAGATAACAGAGGATTACTTGTAAAAGGTCGTCTTGCTATGAACACACAAAGAGGTAAAGAAGTATATGAGCTTATGAAAATGGGTGCTTTAGATAGCATGAGCATTGGATATAAATTAACACCAGACGGTTATAAATATGATGATAAAAATAAACGCAGAGTAATCAAAGAAATTAATTTAATGGAAGTGTCAATGGTTACATTTCCAATGAATCCAAAAGCTAAGATAACCAAAGTTAAATTGGCGGATATGAACACAAGAGAACTTGAAGAATACCTACGAGATGTCGGTGTAATGTCAAGTGCTGTTGCGAAACAAACTGCAAATATACTTTACAAGTCTTATCAAGATCAAGATTTGTTAGAGCAACGAGATGTTGTTGATAGTGTAGAGCAATTAATTAATGTAATTAGAAATTAGGAGTAATTATGTCAGATGAAATTAAGAATGTCATAGACGAACTCGGAAATTCCTTTGAAGAATTTAAAAAGGAAAATAAAAGTCGTTTAGACGAAATTGAAAAGAAAGGGCATGCTGATCCTCTTTTAGTTGAAAAAGTAGATAAAATGGCTGATGCTGTTGCTGAAAATGCAGAGTTAAAGCAAAATATCGAAATTCAAGCTAAAAATTTAGAAGAAGCTAATGCCAAACTTGAAAAACTTGAAACTGCTTTATCAAGACCAGAAAGCTCAAAAAGTGAAGATGTCAATATGCAAATGAAAGCATTTGGTAACTGGTTAAGAAAAGGCGAAGTTGATCCTGATGAGAAAAAAGCACTTTATGAATCAGACGACACATTAGGCGGATTTTATGCCCCAGCAGAATATGTTGCTGATCTTATTAAAGGTGTAACAGAAATTTCACCAATCAGATCAATTGCAAGAGTTAGATCAACCTCTAACAGAGGAATTGAAATACCAAAAAGAACTGGTCAATTCTCTGCTTCATTTGTAAATGAAACAGCGACCAGATCGGAAACAACAGGCTACACTACTGGGCAAATGCAAATTGATGCTCATGAAATGTATGCCCTTGTTGATATCTCACAAGCTATGCTTGAAGATTCAGCTTTCAATTTAGAGAGTGAAATGGGTACTGAATTTGCAGAACAATTTGCAAAAGCAGAAGGTACATCATTTGTTTCTGGTGATTCAATTGGTCAGCCACAAGGCTTTACAGACAGCACAGCAGGGGTTGGTTCTACAAATTCTGGTTCTGGAAGTGCTTTAACAGCAAATGGTTTATTAGATTTAGTATATGCTATTAAATCTGATTACCTTTCAAATGCTAGATTTGTAATGAACAGAGGGACATTTGGTTCTTTGTTAAAACTTGAAGACGGCGAAGGTCAAAAGATATTCCATGTTGGTATGCAATTAGTAGGTGGAGCACCAAGTACAATTCTTGGTTACCCTTATGTACTTGCAACTGATATGCCAGCAATTGCTGGAAGTGCAAAACCAATCGCATTTGGTGATTTTAACAGAGCATATACAATCGTTGATAGAGTAAGTATGTCAATACAAAGAGATCCATTTACACAAGCGGCAAGTGGTAACATTCGTTATCTAGCTCGTAAACGTGTAGGTGGTGCAGTTGTATTAGCTGAAGCTATCCGTTTACAAAACATTTCAGCATAAGGGGGCTAATATGAGAGATATTTCAAATCGTACAAAGGCAGTAACATGCCAAGATGCAAAAGTCTTCACTGCGGACGCAAACGGTACAACAGTTGATAGACAGGGCTTTGAATCAGTTATGTTTGTTGTAAATTCAGGAATCGAAGGAGATACACTTTCAGGTTCAGTCAAATTTGACTTTATCCTTGAAGAATCTGCTGATGATGCAACATTCAGCGCTGTTACAAGTTCTACATCTGTAACTGAAGGTTCAGTTGATTCTTCTGGAATCTTCTTAACTTTAGATGCCAACGGCGAAACCCCGCAAACCAGTCAAATCGGTTATATCGGTGGTAAGCGATATGTTCGTGTCAAGATTGATGCAACTGGAACCCATTCAAATGGTACACCAATAAGTGTACAAGCAATTTTGGGTAATCCAATCGACAGTACAGACGCGTAATTGCGTCGACATGGAAGGTGTAAGAGTTGGCTCATTGTTCTTGCACCTTCTTTTTTAAGGAGTAAATTATGAAAATTAAAATGGTAAAAGATACATTAGGAAGTTCAAATAAAAGTGGTAATCAGGTAAGAGTTTATAAAGCTGATGAAATATTAGATTGCACAGATCAATGGCAAAAAGATTTGGCAAATGTATTCTTACATGATGAAAGTGCCATTGAAGTAAAAATTGACGCACCTAAAGAAACCAAAAAAAAGAAAGTAGTTAAAAAGAAAACAAAAAAGTAGGTAATCATGACAAGGTCGATTGATTCATCATTTAATACACAGATTACCAGTAATTCAATACGACCATTTTTTGCTATCCT